CTGCAATCAATGGATAGTTTGGTTCTACAAACTGGTACTTTTCTAAAAGGTGTCCTAACAAGTTAGTTGGACGTCCACTGATAGATGGGTACTGAGGTTGAACTAAACCGCTATATAATTGAGCTTGTGTCTTCTTATCTAGCTTTAATCCGTTAATCTCAGCAGGTCTAAGAGCTTCAAATACATTCTGCATATATGCTTCAGCAGCTTGTTCCTGTTGTACTTTTCTAGCTTCTTGTTCAGCAATCTGACTCTGTACAATTTCTTCTTGCATAGAATCAAGCTTCGGCTTGAACTGTTTAGCTTTCTTTTCTAACACACCTAGATCTTTCCAGGTAGTTAATTCTTCTTCAATTTCTTCTTCATTACCGAAGTTGGTAGCTTGTAAGTATGATCTTACAATACCTTCTTGATCATTCTCATCTCTAGGATCTAAAGCCCTCACTTGCTCTACTTGAGCTAAAGCTTGGAATAAACCTCTAAGATCTTGACCACCGTCCATTACATACTTTGCAGCATATTGTAACTCATCCGGTAATGCTTCAAAGAACTCTTTTGGAGTTTTAGCTGCCACCTCAGACTTCATGTTGTCTACGTTGGCTTGCCACAACTCTTCTATATCTTTCTCTCCAAGTGTACCTAAGTACTCATCTAGAGATTGTTTACTTTCGTCATAGTCATCAAAGGCAAACATTTCCTTTGACTCTATACGTTTTTTAAGAAACTCTACTAATCCAGACTTTTCTGTCTTAGGTCTTCCTCCTTTTCCTTTAGATGTAAAGTCTTCATCAGAATCATCACTATCTAAACTGTTAAGAAGATTATCTGTTTCTTCTTTACTAACGGTCTTTGTTCCACGTGGAACGTCATCACCGTCTTTTCCTTCATCTGTGGAATCATCTTCATCTTCTTCATCTAGAAAATTTAGATCCACTTTTCCTTGACTAAAGATGTTAGGTTTAGGACTTTCTTTTTTCCCATCAACTGGAGTAACAATACTCTCAGCTCCTGGGGCTCCTAACCAACTATCAATGTCAAGATCTACTTGCTGCACAGATGTCTGCACATTGGTTTGATTATCAGTCATGTTTTGTTTGGTTTTATGTGTATCTCTACATTAAAAATATACAACTTTAAATCTTATAAATTTACTTATTTTAAAATATTTGTATCTAAGGTGTGGATAATAGAGCTATAATTATTTCTTCCCTCCCCGAACATCATATTTATTTTTGTTTTCTCTAGCAATTTGAAGTTGTTTATCTGCTATTTCTTTCTGAGCTTGTATCTTTTCACGATCAATATTCATCTTTTGCTGATTAGCACCGTTCTTATTAATCTCTTGTTCACGTTTAAAGTTCATGGTGTCTTGATAGTTATCCTGCTTTTGGATGTTAGCCATAGCATCTTGATAATCAGACATCTGGTTTTGATTAATATCTGCACTAGCTCCATAACCAGCAGCTCTAATTTCTGCCACTGTAAGCTGAGTTTGTCTATCAAGATCAGCTTGCTCAGCTCTAAACTGAAGATCCATCTGCTTCTGACGCTCTTGACTCTCAAGCATTTCTTGCTGCATCTGCTGCTGTTGTTGCATCTCAGCTTGTTTCTGAGCATTAGTCTTTTCTTCAGCCGATTTAAGTACACTTGTAAGTTCTGCAATAGACTCAGACTTAATCACATTACCTAAATCATAGATAGATGCACCCATAGTATTATTACTGATAGCTAATTGTTTTAGCTGTTCCATAATAGCACGAGAGTTAGTCTTAGTTGTACAGAAAATATTTAGATCACGCATTAAAAAATCTGTACCATTCATCTCAAAGTTAATCTTCTCATCTGCACCAGTAATATACTGTAAACGAATATTAGGTTTAGTAGCATGGTAGTATTGAGCCAAATCAGTTCTCATTTGGTGAACTCTTGGCATCAAGTTATCTGAGTGTTGAATAAAATACTGCTCTGTCTGTGCATAAGAAGCGTTCATAGCTTGCTCTACACCAGTAGCAGTTTGCTGAGCAATAGTCTGACCCATACGTTGTGGGTTAAGACCAATAGTCTCAAACGCTTGGTTCTTAAAGTAGCCAGCTAAGTTAACTCTAGATAGTAAACGATTTGTTTGTTCTAGGTTTAACACTTGATAGTGTTGGAAGTTAAGAGCATTCTCAGTGTTAGTAATACTTGTATCAAGCGGTAACATCTGGAAGTTTTTCATAGCCACATAGGCTTTAGCCAGATTATTTTTACCCCAGTCTTCTCCCATAGAGTGACGTGGCAAAGAGTTCTGGTCTAACATAATAACCGTACCCAGTTCATCAACCAAGATGTCTGCAATTTGGTTATTTACAATGTTATAGCCTATCTGGTATGGCTTCATAAGATCTACTAGTGAAATACTGCGAGTGTTTCTATCACCAAATACAGCACCTTCCACTGGTAACTTACAACCATAGAGTGTAGTGTCTCCTTTAAACTGGAATGGAATACGTCCTGGTTTACCTCCGTTAAGACCAAGATAAACAGGATTAATACCTCCTGGATTATTCATACCCCAAAAAGCAGGTCTGTTTGGTCCAATCTTAATACCACCCCAGGTTTCGTTAATCCATATCCAATCAATATGTTCACCAAAGATTAAGTTGTCTTTGGTCTTATCTTTATAAATTGTAGTGTTATACATTGGTTTATCTGTAACCTTATAGTCTTCAGATATAACCTCTTGTATAGTTTCTCCCTCTTCTGTAATCTTAGTTAAGTGACCCACCTTACGCTGTGACTTCCAATAGATTGTAGATACACGTAGTAAGTGACCTTTACCAAAGTCTACAGTGTCTTCAGAATCTGATAATATCCACTCTACAATATCACCTGTTCCAAACTTAGTGTCATACAAAGAAGTAAATTGTCTGTATGCAAGACTTGGCATCTGAGTATTCCACTCATGAGATCTTGTAGGGTCGTAATATGTACCGTCATTCTGGTATCCTTGTACAGCGTAACCGGCAGAACGAACTGGATAGATAGCTTCTAAAGCCTCCAATTGTTCTTGGTTCATCATCCATCCATACTTGTCAATAACGTCTGATACAGACATCATATCCATCTTTCCTACCCAGTTTCCTTGAGAGATGTAACGGATATCTGGAGACTTATGATAGAATGTAAGAAGAGGGTTCCAAAGTTCTAGCTCATAATCATCTTCTTTCATGTTAAAATGCCAGAACTCACGGTCTGTAATAAGCATATCTCTAAATGCACGCTCTTCAAGCTCTTGCATTTTAAAACGTTCTTCATCTACAGCCATTTGGTGGGTAGCCCACTCTTCAATCATAGAACGGTAGTCCTTCTTAAAAAAAGATTCAATCTCAGGTAGAGTTTTAAGAGTCTCTGGAGCCATAGCTTGCTGAGCTTCTTCTGATTGAAAGTCAACACCTTGCTCCATCATTTGAGTCATCATCTTCATTTGAGCTTGTTGAACCAATACGTCCTCTACCATTTGACGCTTAGCTTCTAACATTTCGTTGTATGAAATATCATCAACAGCTCTAAACATAATTCTAGAACTACGTTTAGAAAATTCATTACACAATACATTCACTACATTAGGAATGATTGGGTAAAACTTAAGTTCTAAAGCTGATTCGTCCTCTTTTGTAAGAGTGTCAATCAAATCAGCCATCTCATTATCTTCTTCTACAATGTAATCAGTCTTATCAATAATACCCTTAGCTAGCTTGTAGTTCTTCATAAGTCTACGAGCATTACGTCTAAGTTGCTTCATGCCCTGAAACTCTAACCAATCTAGGTTCCAAGCTCTCCATTCCTCATCTTTCTCTTTCTCAGGTAAAAACTGGATAGGTTGGGTAAGTGTACCCATCTTATTATAATCCGCTTTCTTACCAGCTTTTAGGTCTAGAGCATTGTATATTTGCATGATATTTAATTATTTAAGTCTGCTGATTCCTCAGCGGTATTATTAATAGTAGAGCTGCCTGACATAGAAATAAAAGAAGGTGGTGTAACATAGGTGGTGCTAGTACTAGTGCCTGTACTCCAAGTTCCAAGTGGAGGATAGCTTCCAACTGTTAAGGTGCCATATCCACTAGTTCCAACAGATATAGACTTTTCTTCTTTATCTTCTTCCTTTAAAAGTAGTAAAGCCTCCTCTAAAGTGAGAGAGGTTTCCTTAATTAGTCTAGAAAGAATAGCAACCTTCTGTACGTGAAGGCTTTCTGAATTGTTTTCCATATGTTATCTCATATTTTTAAAAGCGTTTCTAGGGGGACGATTGTTACCAGAATTAGCTTTAGAACCACCAATATGTCTAAAGGGGCTCCAATTTAATTTACTAAATTTCTGGGAGTTATCCAAGTTTTCTTTTGTAACTTCTACACGTTTAGACACTCCACGGTTAGATTGTTGCACCTTTGCAAAGGCTATAAGAGCACAAAAAGTTACAAGTCTATCCACGTTTAGTCCATCTCTGTAAGCCTGCATCTCTTTAAGTAACATAATATCTGGTATGCGTTCTACACCATAAATGGTTTTTACTATCTCACCATCTGGTTTGGTCTCATGATCTATCTCTTCTTTAAGATATTCTATACCGTATGAGAGCACTGTTCCTTTAAAAAGTGTACCAACGTTCTTCCAACCATACTCTTGGAACACGTTACGGTTGGCACCAATATCTTTTAGGAACAAGATCATGTCTTTTGGTACTAAGTAACGCTGTTTCTTCTTGGATATCATATACTGTATAAACAAAGCTACGTTATTTTCTACTACCGTCCATGCGTTATACCACTCTATAAGAATCTCAAGACGCTCATGAGTTTTGTTAAGATCGTCAAAACGTCCACACCATGAAGCTACGATACCATCACGTTCTAAAGTGCTAGTTACCTTTCCATTACCGTCATCCTTAATAACTTCTACAGGATTCTTATACACGTATATAGAACATAATGATTCCGATGTAGTAGTCTTTCCTTCACCAACTGGATCCACAGAAGCATAGTACATCCCAAATGGTGGATTCTTAGCTGGACGTTCATAAATACAGATCACTCCCTCTTTGTCTTCTGTCTTTTTAGATATTGGAAAGTCCATAATAGGAATTTTTCTAGACGGTTTGTCTACAATCTTTCCTTCTGCATCTCTAGATAATTCCAAATATTCTACTGAATACTCTTTATCTTGAATACGTTGCATCTGTTTAGCTACCAAGTGTGGAGGAAACACACTCACCTTACGAGTAGCAAAAGCTTCTTCAATATTACGTGGTTGCTGAGAAACTGTCAACTGATAAGCTGCCGGATCTAGCTCTTTTTTCATTCTAGTAAACTCTGTCTCCAAAGCTTCTAAAGCTTCCTCCACCTTAGAGTTACCGTATTGGTCAATATAAGGGGGCATAGACCACTGTTCAGGAATAAATAGACCTGTAACACCAATTGTTCCTTCCTTGTCTATAAGGGTCGATTCTACCCCATAGAAACCATTCTCTTCTGGATGTAGGATGTATTCCTTCATTGGTTCACACTGATCAAGATCACCGACTGATCCAGCAGCTATAAACTGACCTGTAATGATATGACCAGATTTTAAGGCAGGTTTCATAAAACCATAAGTATCATCCATCTTAGGAGCAATACCTGCTTCCTCGTGGAAGAAATACGTTACAGGTCCACCGACACCATGTGTAGGATCTTTCTCAAATGAGTAGAGATTGATCGTAGATTTCAAACCTTTATAACTATCACGACCACCTATTCTCACTTTAATCTGTTGGTTCCACGCCCCCACCTTATCTGGTTCTGCCGGTCTATACCAAGCAGTGTGTTCATTAAGAAAGTTACGGTATTCATTAAGAAACTTCCATGATCCTTTCTCGTTAATATAGTCTTTTAAACTTGCTCCAATCTTTAATACAGCACCAGGTTCAAATACCCACTGGTTAATTAGTTTAGCCATATGGAAATAAGAGGAGGCTATCTGACGTTTCTTTAGAATAATAGCATGCTTCCAATGTAGTTCAGCCAAATGCTCATATAGAGCCATATGATACTGAGCGTCTCTTATCTTAGCAAAGTCAAAACGTTTTTCTTCTTTGTCATAAATTGGTAAGAAGTTTAACCACATGTAGTAGTCTCTACTAACATACCATTTATGTTCACCGTCTTTTACAATAATACCGTTACGACATTTATTTTTCTGATCGTCCCAATATGCAATAAAATCTTTGGTTTTTACAGGAGCTGCACAATAAAATCCTTGTTTCTGAAACTTGCGTCCTTCTTCATTAAAGATCTTACTAGTCTCATTAAACTCATACTTACCTGGTTCTTTAAAAATAGATAGTAAGAAATCCCTAAATTCTTCTCTTGTATAGAATGTAGTTACATCCCACGTGCCATTCTCGTATGTTGGTATTTCTTTAAACATTATTTCTGTTCGTCAGTGTTGGTAAATTTATGCACAGCATCAA